CCATCAAATCCTGTTGAAGGACAAGTTTGGTATAATACAACATCTAATGCATTAAAAGGCCACGCTCTAACAGCTGCCGGTTCATGGGCTACTGGTACAAGTATGAATAGTGCTAGAGGAACTGCTGCAGGAATGGGAACTACTTCAGCGGGTATCGTGGTTGGTGGACAAAATGCTGGAAGTAAAGAAAATAAAACGGAACAATATAATGGAAGTAATTGGACTGAAGTTGGAGATATTAATGATGCAAGAAGTAATTTAGCAGGAGCTGGAACAAGCACGGCTGCTGTAGTTTTTGCTGGGTCTACACCAAGTTACACAAATAACACAGAAATGTGGGCAGGAAGTTCATGGACTGAAGTTAATAATATGAATACAGTTAGAGCATCGCTAAGTGGTGTTGGTGCTAGTAATACAGCCGCTCTAGCTTATGGAGGCTGGGGACCCGGTGCTAAAGATGAAACAGAAAGTTGGAATGGAACTAATTGGACAGAAGTAAACGATTTAAACACAGCTAGATCAGCATCAGGTTGTTTTGGAATTCAAGGTGCAGCCATAAATGCGGGAGGTGAAGCTCCTCCAGGAAACGTTGCTATTACAGAACTATGGAATGGAACTAACTGGACAGAAGTTAACGATTTAAATGCAGCCAAAAGAGAAGGTGCGGGACTAGGTATTTCTACTTCTGGTTTATTTGCTGGTGGTACTACGGATCCAGGAAATGTTGCAACAAATGAAGAATGGAATGGAACTAATTGGACAGAAGGTAATGATATAAATAATGCTAGATACCAATTAAATAATACCGGAATAGGAACAACTAGTTCAGGATTAATTGCTGGAGGTAAACCCACTTATGGACCACCACCGGCTAATACAGCTATAGTAGAAGAATGGACAGGTGCGGGAGCTCCTGTTACTAGAACATTTACCGACTCATAAGACTTGTAATATATTTTAAATAGTATATATTTGTTTTAACTATAAAGGATAAAGCTATGAAAAAAGACGTTAAAGAAGTTATACAACAAGAAGAACCACACTTAAATAATCTATTAACTCGAGAAGATCTATCATCATTTAAAGGTATGGTGGACGAGCTAAGAGACACTTGGACTAAGAAACAAATGTTTCGAACAGAAACAGAAGCAAGATTTTCTGTATTACAAGACAATAGATATCCAACTAAAGCATCAAAGTATTGGCAATGTGTTAGAGAACAATCATCTTACTTAGATAACCTTATGACACTATCATTTGACTATAGAAGAAATGAAGCAAAGATTACTTGGTTAGAAAAGAAAATAGATAAAGAAGAAGATGAATATAAAAGAACTAAATATCAAATAGATTTAGATGAAGCTAGATTTGCAAAAGCTTCTATGGAGAAAGTTGCAAAACATAGAATGAGAGAAATTAAAATGTGGTCTAAATTAAAAGGTGAATTTAATGATGGATCGTTTAATGACAAAGATGTTAACCAACATCAACTAGAATCATACGGGTTACAATATCACGAGAAAGCAAAAACACTAAATGCTAACTCATCAGAGGCTGAGATATTTAATGTAATGGGACAACTACAATCATTACAAAGAATTAAAAAGTCTGGTGAATTAGAAAGTAGTTATAAAGAGAAAGAACAAATAACCCAACATGGAAAACCAAAAGATTAAATTTGACTTTGTATTTTTAGGTCAATCTGTTTTAAAATATCAAGTTCCGTTAGATATTTTTCAAAGCATAAACCACATTTACGAACAAAATTTTCATAACCTTGCACCAGCTAATAGTCAGTTAGTAGGTAAGATAGAAAAAGAACACTCGTTATTTTATCACGGTGAAGATCAAACTAAGATGAAAAATCATAATACATTACCAAGAGATGTAACAAACTATTTTATGGAAATGTTTAAACATTATTTAGCATTTAATAAAATAAGAGATTACAATTTACACCTTAACTCTATCTGGGTTAATGAGATGAAACAACACGAATATAATCCAGCACATATTCATAGAGGTATGTTATTTACTGGTTTATCTAGTGTAATGATTTTAAAACTACCATCAACATATGGTAGAGAATATTCAGCAGGGCACGTACAACAGAACGGTAGACTACAGATATTAGGTGCAGCTAATGGTCAGTTTGCCAAAATAGATTATCAACCACCGATGGATCTTAGAGACTTTTATATATTTCCATATGATATGAGACACTGTGTATATCCTTTTAATGGTACTACTGAGACTAGACGAACTCTTGCTGCAAACTGTGATGTACAATTTGATCCGATAAAAAATAGAGGTGCTAATTAATGGATAAACAATATTACATAGATAACCACATAGGTATATTTAAAAACTTTATGCCAAACGAATTAATAGATGATTATGTAAATTATTTTAATAAGTGCGAACAACAAGGTGCAATCTACCCAAGGCAAGTAGATGAAATGTTAGTATCCGATAATTCAATAGATACAATAAGAGATACTAATGTTCCAATGACTTATAATAACAAACCTTTTATAGATTTGTTTTTTAAAGATGTATATCCTCTGTATGTTCAAAAATATTCATACTTAAAAAAATTAGCAACACACAATATACTAGAAGTTAAGATACAAAAAACAAAAGTAGGTGAAGGTTATCATATGTGGCACTGTGAAAATGCTGAAATGAAAGCTAGAAATAGAATACTAGCTTTTACTGTTTATCTTAATGATGTAACTGAAGGTGGAGAAACAGAATTTCTATATCAAAAATGTAGATTTAAACCTGAAAAAAATACTATGTTAGTATGGCCTTCACAGTTTACACACATTCATAGAGGCAACCCACCTCTATCAAATGATAAATATATAATAACGGGATGGATAGAATACGGATATTAATATGATAACAGAACCACGTTGGAAATCTTACATGGTAGAAACTACACAACCAATTTTTACACCTAAACAATGTCAGATGATTATTGAGGCTGGACGTGCACAACCTAGGAATGATGCAAGTGTTGGAAGTGATAAAGGTATTAAAGGTGGAAAGATAGATACTAAAACTAGAACCTCACATATTAGTTGGATACCATTTAAAAAAATGGCTGACATGTATAAAGACATAGAAAGAATTATGAAGACTACAAACGGTAATCACTTTGGTTTTGATGGAATGACTATAAATGAAATGGCACAGTACACAGAATACCCAGAAGGAGGGTTTTATGAATGGCATGTAGATAATGATGTACACTGTGCACACGAACCACCTGTTAGAAAAATATCTATGACTTGTTTACTTTCACCTGAGTCTGAGTTTGAAGGTGGTGATTTAGAGTTGATGTCAGAAGGTAAGATTGCAAAACTAAAACAAGGTCATGCAATATTTTTTGCATCATTTATTAGACATAGAGTTAAACCTGTAATACGTGGTAACAGAAAATCCTTAGTTATGTGGTTTGGAGGGACACCTTTTAAATGATGATTAAAGCTGCATACTTTCCAACTATTATATATGCTAAAGATGTAAATTTAGACAATAGACTTTTTGAAAAAGAAGTTCTTGCTTGGGCTGATAGAGACAAAGGTGTAAAAAGAACTAATATGAATGGTTGGCATAGTACAACTAATATGCATGAGATACCTATATTTAAACCACTCGTTGATGAATTATTTAAAATGCAAATGGAAATATTTCAAGAAGAGTGGTTAGATAGCGAACCTATTTTGGGAAACATGTGGGCCAATGTAAATCCACCGGGTGGATACAACAGACCACACTTACATCCAAATTCTCATTACAGTGGTGTATACTATATTAAGGCACCTAAAAACTCTGGACAGATAGTATTTAATGAACCAAGAGCAGCGGCACATATGGTTATGCCAAGAAGAAAAGAAAGTGAACCACCTTCACATTTATGGAGAGAGGTTAGAGTAAATCCTTTAGAAGGTAGAATAGTTATATTTCCAGCATGGCTTTGGCATTGTGTTGAACCCAATGAATCAAATGATATAAGAATATCAGTATCGTTTAATTTTTTACAAAAAGGATTTAATGTTTAAAGACCACAAATATCAAGTAATTAAGAACGCTTTGTCTTATGATATAGCTAATTTTATCTTTAACTATTTTTTACTTAAAAGGGATGCAACAAGATTTATGTATGAAAATAACCTACATTCACAGTCTCCGATCCTTGGAACATGGACCGATCAACAGATACCTAATACCTTTTCTTGTTATGGTGACTTTGTAATGGATACACTATTAGTTAAAATGTTGCCTGTAATGAAACAACATTCAGGACTAGATTTGATACCAACTTATTCATATGCTAGGGCGTATAAAAAAGGAGATTGTTTACATAGACATAAAGATAGACCTAGTTGTGAGATATCATGTACGCTTAATTTAGGGGGCGATCCTTGGCCTATATTTATAGATGGCACAGGAGCTAATAATGTTGTTAATGAAAGACAGAATATTGTAAAACCAAACGCTCCAGAAGGCACGAAAGTCTTGCTTGAAGTAGGAGATATGCTAGTATATAGTGGCTGTGAACTCGAACATTGGCGAGAGCCTTTTGACGGGAACATTTGCGGTCAAGTATTTCTACATTATAATCATGTGAATGGCCCATTTGCTGATAAAAATAGATTTGACGGCAGACCTATGTTAGGTCTACCATCATTTGTAAAATAGTATTATAATGAGGTTATATGTTACAAAAGCTAGGATTCTTACCAGGGTTCAACAAACAGGTTACAGAGACCGGGGCTGAGGGCCAATGGTTTGATGGTGATAATGTTCGTTTTAGATATGGTACTCCAGAAAAAATAGGTGGTTGGACTCAACTAGGTGACGATAAGTTAACTGGTGCAGGTCGGGCTATTCATCATTGGGATGATAATGCTGGTATTAAATACGCAGCTGTAGGAACCAATAGAATTTTATATGTTTATTCAGGTGGAGTTTTTTATGACATCCATCCTCTTAGAACTACTTTAACAGGTGCAAAATTTTCAAGTAGTTCTTCATCAACAACTGTTACAGTAACATGTACTGGATCTCATGGTCTAGGTGAAGACGACATTGTCATGTTTGATTCTGTTAGTGGAGTTACTGCAATAGGGTCAACTTATAATGATGCTACTTTTGAAGATAAAAAGTTTATGGTAAGTTCTGTTCCTACCACAGATACTTTTACAATTACAATGGATACTCAGGAATCAGGGACACCTTTAACTACAAGTGATGGAAACAG